CATACCCTGAAAACCCAAATGAGTTTGAATTACCCTTTGTTTATAATAACTCTGAAACGTCCATCGAAAAACCTTTACCTTACCGAGTAAATTTAAATAACACAGGTGCGGACAATGTGGACACATATGATGTGTATATCAATGGTGATTATTACGGAACTGATTTAATTGAGGTACAAATTAATTCGGGTGATGTTTTAAGAATTGATATCACAAAAACAACATCGGGTCAACCTTCAGTCCTTCATTGGACGGCAGCGATAGTTTAATCCTCCCCGTACAAATCTCGTTTTTCTTTACACTTTTCTTGGATTAAGGATTCCAAGAACTTGTAAATTTTTAAACCTCTTTTATCACAATACTTTTTTAACATCTGATGAGATTCAACAGAAATCTTTAGATTTTTTATCTTCTTGGGTTGTTTTTCCATAAGGCAGAAAATAGGTAGAAAATAATCTACCTAATTTATAAATACATATTTAAATGTAAAGTTTTTGTGTTTTTGGTGGATATTTATACAATAAAATAAATTTAGACATTAAGAAAACAGAGTAATGGCAACATCAAATAAAGTCTTCGTTTCACCTGGTGTATATACATCAGAAAGAGATTTAAGCTTCGTAGCACAAAGTGTAGGTGTAACAACCTTGGGTATTGTGGGAGAAACTATCAAAGGTCCAGCCTTTGAACCTATCTTCATAACAAATTATGACGAGTTCCAAGCATATTTCGGAGGAACACAACCCGAAAAATTTGTTGGTACCCAAATCCCAAAATACGAAGCAGCTTATATAGCAAAATCATATTTACAACAATCAAACCAATTATTCGTAACAAGAATCTTGGGTTTGTCAGGATATGATGCCGGTCCATCTTGGTCCATAACTACTATTGCTAACGTTGACCCAGGAACTGTTGGGTTGGCACCGGCTTTAACAACAGCTTGGTCTGTTGAATTTTCGGGAACTACGGGAGCTTCATCTACAGTTGTCTTTAACTTTAATGGAACAACTCCTTTCCCAACCCCAATTCAAAATCACTTGGGTCAGTACACTACATTTAATGGTGGAAGTTCAAGTGTGAGTGGAGACATGCAGAATTTTATTTATAGTTTGGCAATTGACCAAATTATAAGTGGTGGTACTTTATCTGAATCATCAGTCGCATACTTTGGTAGTATTGATGATGCTGATTACGCATATTTGAATACTTGTACAATTGGTCAACCATGTTACACAAATGAGACAAACGTATTTGGTGTAAACAATGTTGAAATAGGTATGAATGATTTGGAGAACGACGAAAACGATTCTTGGTTCTATGCGATGTTTGATAATGTTGGTAGTTGTAACTATTCAGGATATTCTTATTTCACTGTTTTAAATAATATTGATAATAGTTGGTCCACTCCTGATGAATTCTCAGGTGTTGTATCAGGTAACTTATACACATATTCAGGTGTTTCTTATTGTGATTATGATAATATGGTTGTTGCGACTTTAAGGTCAAGAGGTTTGGCGACATATTTTGGAACAAACACAGGTCCAAGATATTTCTGTACAGGAGCAACTCTTGATTGTAGTTCAGTTTCAACATACGCAGACATTGCTAAAAATCCTTACGCAACATTTGCTATTACTGGTTCAACAATTGAAAATACTACATTCAGTTTCGAAACTTCTTTGGCTGTGAATCAAGCAAACTATTTAACAAAAGTTTTTGGTAGAACAAACTTTGGAAAAGAAGAGGCTGACGTACCAGTATTTGTTGAAGAAGTATTCCCAACACTTTTGAATAATTCTTACAATCAAGGATATATTCGTGGTTTGAATTGTGGTTTCATCGATTTACCCGGAGCAAGAAGTAATGACCCATCGTCTATTGGATATTATTTACAAAGATACCAAAGTGCGGAATCTCCTTGGGTTGTTTCTCAATTGGAGGGAAGTAAAGTAACCAAATTATTTAAAGCTTATACAATATCTGATGGTGATTCATCTAACGTAGAAGTAAAAATTTCTATTTTGAATATTTCATTCAATAATGGTACATTTGATTTGGCGGTTCGTAGTTATTCAGACACTGACTCCAATCCTATTTACATTGAAAGATTTACAAATTGTAATATGGACCCAGCATCAAATTCTTATGTAGGTAAGAAAGTTGGTAGTGTTGATGGTCAATACGCATTACTTTCTAAATACATAATGTTGGAATTGAATGAAGAAGCACCTATCACTTCATTACCATGTGGTTTTGAAGGATATGGTTTCAGATTATACGATGGTCAAACAAGTCCATTCCCAACATACAAAACTAAATACAATTATCCTAACGAAATTATTGCTAACCCACCATTTGGTTCTGCGTTTGGTGGAGACAATGCGGTATATAGTTCAGGTGACAAAATCAGACAAACATTCTTAGGATTCTCAACCGCATTTGGATATGGTTGGGACCCTGACTACTTTATGTATAAAGGAAGAAGAAATCCTGGTTTGTTATGTCCACCTACAGAGTCAAGTCCTTGGGATTACTTGTCAAAAGGTTTCCACATGGATTCAGGAGCAACAGTTGTAACAATTCCAAGTTACTACTCAACTTCAGGAACTCCAATGTTTGAAGTAGGTGATACTTCTTTCCAAGAAGACCCAACCGACCCAGCTAACCCATACTACACTATTCAATCACGTAAATTTACTTTCTTGGTTCAAGGTGGTTTTGATGGTTGGGACATTTATACAAGAAGAAGAACAAATGGTGATGGTTTCATAATTGGTGGTAGTAACTGGGCAAACGGAGCGTGTGATGTTTTAGGAAGATATCCAAAAGCATCTCAATCAGGTATGTTTAAAAACATTGCGATTGAACAAAACGCAAATGATTGGTCAACAACTGACTACTACGCATACTTGTTAGGTATTAATACATTTAACAACCCTGAAGCAGTAAACATCAACGTACTTGTAACTCCTGGTATTGATTATGTAAACAACTCAAACTTGGTCGAGGCAACAATCTCTATGGTACAAGAACAAAGAGCTGACTCATTGTATATTTGTACAACACCTGACGTTAATGTATTGTTACCAACAGTGACTGTTGATGACATTATTTATCCTTCACAAGCGGTAAATAATTTATATGACACAGGTATTGATTCAAACTATACAGCAACTTACTATCCTTGGATTTTGGTTAGGGATACTGTTAACAATACACAAATTTATATTCCACCAACAGGTGAAGTTACAAGAAACTTAGCTTTAACTGATAACATAGCATTCCCATGGTTCGCATCAGCGGGTTACTCAAGAGGTTTGGTTAACTCAATTAAAGCGAGATTGAAACTTACACAAGCTCAAAGAGATACATTGTATGAAGGTAGAATTAACCCAATCGCAACTTTCTCAGATGTTGGAACTGTTATTTGGGGTAATAAAACTTTACAGGTTAAAGAATCTGCTTTGGATAGAATCAACGTAAGAAGATTGTTATTACAAACTCGTAAGTTAATTTCAGCAGTATCTGCAAGATTGTTGTTTGAACAAAACGACGAGAAAGTTAGACAAGATTTCTTGGATTCTGTAAACCCTATATTGGATTCAATCAGAAGAGACAGAGGTTTATACGATTTCCGTGTGACCGTTTCATCTGACCCAGCAGATTTGGATAAAAACCAATTAGTTGGTAAGATTTATTTGAAACCAACTAAATCGTTGGAATTCATCGATATCGAGTTCTTGATTACTCCAACTGGAGCATCTTTCGAAGATATCTAATAAAAAAAATATAAAGGGGTCTAATTTGACCCTTTTAGCCGTAATATAATTGATGAAAAAATTAAATGTAAAATTGGTTGAGGGTTTCACCGAACACGGAACACCTAGTTTGAAATATTATGCTTTTGACTGGGATGACAACATAATGGTAATGCCGACCAAAATTATGGTACTAGATGAAAATGGTAATGAAGTTGCCATGAGTACTGAAGATTTTGCTGAACACA